GGCTTGAGTCTGCCTAAAATAAATATGATTGACAGCATTAATTCAATAAATTAAAAATATTTATCTCACCTCGCAAATCATCGGCCCATACCCGTACCCGGGATGGGCCTTTTATATTCCTCCCGGGCCAAAAGGAGGAAATTCATGCACAAAAAACAAGACCTACCTGTTGAAGACATCAAACACATGCTTGACGAAGGACTCCGCCAGATTGATGTTGCCATGATCTACAATGTTCCCCAAAGCACAATTTCACGCATTGCCAGGATGCCGGAACAGATGCCAGACACCAGAGAATCAACAACAAGGATGTGCTCTTGCTGCGGTGCGCGGCCAATTGCAAGCGGCAATCGGTTTCTCTGTGACCTCTGTTACAAGCAAGAAACCTTTGAAGAACACAGCCTATGCGCATGTTAAACGTTTGCACAGATTGATTCCGCTCCGGCGAACCCTCACCACGAACATCCATCCAGTGGTGAAGGTTCGCCAAAAAAAACACGCCAAAGCCCCGCCTATAAAAGCTTTCATTTAATTTAATCACCATTTCATTAAAACGCCGAAATTGCCATTTTAAGCAATACTCCGCAATCATTGCAATGCAAAGTATTACCGCAACCGCCTACAGCCACAAGGCACACAACCTCCTTTGCCATGATGCCTTAATTGCCAAAAAAACGCCCCAAAACGCGGCAGGTGTGGTGCGGAGGAGTGATTTTTTTGGGGGCTTTGGAGTTTTTTCGCCAGCTTGGCTGGTGGGTTGGCGGATAGCCCAAAAATATAAAGCCCAGCGTCATATAGACGTTGGGCCTTGGCTTTTGAGTATGTGGTGTGGGGTTAAAGGGTGAACAGGTCGGGCTCTTTGTACTCTTTCAGATCGAAATTTGAAAAGATCAGTTCTTTGGCATCAATCGGGCCTGCCTGGGAAACGGTGTATTGTAAAGTTACCTCTTTGGATTTGAATGCCTTGAAGACTTCGCGGATAGTTGGATGGTCATTGATGCTTAACATGAATTTCCCCTGGATACCTGACAGTTTTGTGGCCAGGTCTTGAAAATCGTCCAGGTCAAAATTGTGCTTGTAATCCGGGCACTGGTAATATGGGGGGTCACAGTAAAACAAAATATCGGGCTTGTCGTATCTGGTAATGAGATCTTTCCATGACAGGTTCTCAATCTGGACGCCGGCCAGGCGAAGGTAAACCTCGGACATCTCTTCCTCAAGGCGCAGGAGATTTATCCTTGGTGGGCCATCTGTCTGGACGCCATACGAACGGTTCCGAACTCTGCCGCCAAAGGCCAGGCGCTGGAGGTAATAATACCGTGCCGCTTTTTGAATATCAGTCAGCCCCCGGCCATCAAGTTGGGATTTCCAGTCTTCAAACCATTCCCGGGAGGCAAGCAGCCATTTAAATTGCTTTAAGAATTCTTCAAGGTGATTTTGCACCACCCGGTAAAAAGAGACCAGGTCCCCGTCCAGGTCGTTGATGATTTCAACCTTTGACGGTGTTTTTCTAAAAAACACCCATGCACCGCCGGCAAAGACTTCGCAATAAGTTTTGTGGCCGGGCATGAATGAAATGATTTGTTTCGATAATTTTGATTTGCCTCCGATGTAGGCAAGGGGGCTTTTCATGGACAAACTCCTTTCAGCTTGATATATCCCCTTTGCTCGGTCCGAGCAGGGAAGTTGTCACATTGTGATGTCTGGGCTGTTTGGAGTCCATTCGCTCCGGCAGTGTTGGCGCACTGACCGGGGCAGCTTCTCTATCCTTTTACTTTTTTAGCCTTGAAGGCTGCTTAGTGCAGATGTACTCTTATTAAGCGAATCCACTTCTGCCTGTATTGCTGTCTGTTCAGAAGGTACGCTTCCGGCACTTGGGTGGGTATGGGTTGCAAGGATATCAAGGGCCGTTTGAATTGCGTCATAGGCATCCAACAAGGTTGGTAGCAGACTGATCCCGGTTTGGGATTTCATTTCTATCACCGGGGCCGTGACAAGATATGCTGTCCCGGCTGTTACCGTTTTTGTTTGGCCGATGGTTTCACTTTTCGATCCGGTGACGTTTTCCGACGATGTTCCACCCACGGTTTCCGTTCTGGCGCCTGTGGTGGTTTCGGTGATGGTTTGGGCTGTGTCCCGGATCTCCCGGTCTGTTTTTCGTTCCCAGTTCCCGGCAGCATCCACATATTGATGGACACCATCCCGCTGCTGCCACCGGGCCATATTGTCCGGGACTGCCGGCAGGGTCAGGCCCATGGGATAGATGTGCTGGATTACCGGGTGATCCGGGCGGCCTTCAATCCATCGTACTGTTACGATTGCCCCGGGCCTGGGCCACAGGAACATTCCTTCAAGGTCGCCTGCCATGGGCAGGGGCAAAGGAACGGATTCATATTTGGGATATCCTTCGGCGGTTTCACCATCCGGGGTAAGGATCTCAATGTCTGCAGCCCAATATGGTTGAAACCTGTCGCACGTGACACCATCGGTTGGGGGATCAGATATTTTTAAAATCCTGGCATACCGGTCCAGGTGATACCCGCCTGCCAGCTCCGGAAACATCCTGAGCACTATCCGTTTAATTGCGTTGCGCATGACACCACCATAAAATGTTCCTGCAGCTGCAGGCTGGTTATATACTGATCATTCAATTTTACACCCGGGCGTAATCCGGGGGTTGCCTGCATGGTTTTTGTGCCATCCAGCTGAACATCCTGAAAGAATTTTTCCGGCACGGTAACGGACTTATCCGCCCATTTGCTGTCTGCCCATGCCCCGGCAAATACCTTGCCGTCTCCTTGTTGCTGCCAGATATAATCCGTAATCCCGAAGATATTACCCAGGGCGTCCATGCCGTGGATACCGGAACCGTGGGTCTGGAATGTATGGCATGGCGTATCGGCATACTCCTGTGAAGGGATGATGAAGGTCAGACCGGTTTTCCGGCTGTAAATGCCCAGAATATCCCGCATGGACACGTTCCGTGCCGATATGGGTAAATTCTGCTGAAGCACGGCGGACAGTTCCCGGCAGAATATCCGCTGCTGAGATCCGTCCACGGTTGAACTGCGCACGATAAAACCTGTAAAATATTCAACCAGGTTGCGGCCGGCCACGCCCAGGGACATCCGGACGATACCGGACAATGCCGATGAACTGCGCACCGTAAAATCAGCCCGTCCAGGGGTACACACATCCAGCCAGACATGTTCCCGGACCAGCCCCACTTCGGTGCCGCTCACTGTGATTCGTTTAATCAGTTTCATGCGATGCTTTCCGCCTGATCCAAGATCGCTTGATATTGGGTAACGTTAGTGGTGAGTGCGGTTGTTTCCCTGTTTTCGGACCGTTCAGGATTACTGAGATACTCTTGCAAAGTGAACGATACATGCCACATCAACAGGCCTCGTGCTTCCCGCCAGTCAAAATGCTCAAAAAAACGGACCTGTCTTATGCCGGCTGAATTTGCCGTGCGATGGGTGATGGTATAAATATGCCGTTCCCCGGCGCTATTCTTTGATTCTGCCTTTTTTATCAAATTTAACAGGTCATCTTTGGCACTGAAGAGAATATCAACGGACACCCTTAGCGTCTTCGGCTTTATTCCCTTGTCAACCGAATCCGTTGAGCAAGTTTCGCCTGCTATGGCTTCCGTCCTCAGTTCAAGGCTTCCAGAAACCCTTAAATTTTTACCAGGAATTTTGAAATCATCAATTAACATTCAATATCGTCTCTGGTGCAGCCGGCCATTGGATAGTCTCCAAAGGGACAATTTCAGTAAATGTTGCAGGGAAATCCCTAAGTGCTTGGCGGTATACCTTTATTTCTTCCAATGTTGTGGCATCAATAGGGTAATCAGAAACCAAATATTTATCTGTTTTGAGAAGAGAAGCGTCCCTATTCGGCCGAATAAAACTATCAAACCAGGCGTCCAGATCGCGGTATTCCAGTGGCAATGTAAAAACGATATTGCTGTCTTCCACGGTTGTGGTCTCTGGTCCTGCAAGATGCGGATAATCTCCAAACACGCTGGCTATTTCTTCCGCGTCTAATTCTTCGGCACCAGGGTTGGCTGTTGCGAATGCTTCCGCGTCCGTGTCGTTGTCAAAATTAATCACTGTTTTATTGTGCTTAAAAAGACGCATAAAATCCCCTTATTGATACGCATAAATCCATGTGTTTGTAGTGGAAAAAACAACCTTCATAACAACCGTCGCAGCAATCGGAACAAGGGTTGCGCTACCAGAAGACGAATAGTTATCACTTGTACTATACTTTAATATGCAATAACCATTAGAACGGTTGTTATGGCCGATATAGCTACCGGATGTTACTCGATATTCTGCTATAGCGTATTCACCATCCTGGGTGGTGTAAAGCCCTATAATTAACGGCTTTCCTACATCTAAGCCGGTTAGCGTCCAGGTTCCGTTTGTTGATCTTTTACCTATAAGTGAAACAGTCTGGTCAATTTTGTGGGGGTTGCTTTTGTTTTTAATATGGGCAAGCAGGGCGTCGTTTTCGGCCTTCACTGCCGCAGACGTTGCCAATGTACTTGAAGAATTTAGGTTTATTGAATTGCTCTTCGCGTTCGGCAAGTTCCCAAGGCCCACCTGTGCCTTTGTGACACCGTGCGGGTTTGCCGTGTTAGCCGAATGTGCATTCCAATTTGTTTTTTGTGCTACCGTAACATGAAGGTCTGCGTTACCGCTATGATCTTGCCAGATCTTAGCTTGTGAATCTGTCAAATGTTTCGGGTCCGTGCCTTCTTGGGCCGGGTCTACAATGGTGTTAATATGCGTGTTGATTTCGGCCTGATAATCAAATTGCCATGTTTCTGCCGCAACGGTTATGCCGGTTAAATTTTGGGCATCCTGGTAAGAAAGGATTACATTCCGGGTAATCATGTTGCCGGTTGTATTCGTGGTCAAATCGGTTGGGTATTTGGATGATTCAGCCGTTTGGGTTACCGTGATCACGGTGTTGGTTTCAGCTTCGATCAAGCCGATCCAGTTAAATTTAAAAGTCCCGACATCAGATCCGAGCATCATGGAATAAACAACCTGATCCGCATCAACATACCCCTTGGAATCATCCGGGATTTCATAGGTGTAAACGATATCATCAGCATCCGGCATTTGCTGATCCGGGTCCGCTGCTAAAGAGGTATCCAGATCCGCAATGTATGCAAGGATCATCCGGTCAATGACCAGGGCCTCTTCATTTCCTGCCAGTTCGTTCATCCGGGTTCTGCCGTTGGTTGTAATCACACTGCTCATAATTAGTGTACTCCTTTTATTCCGCCACTTCCGTGATGCACTCGTTGGAGAATTCCGCCACCTGGACCTCAACCGGCAAGGACTCAATGATTTTCCAGCCATATCTCCGGCAAGTCCGGCCGTAATGCTGGATCAATTCAGTCAATAAGGTCTCATTTTCGGACAGCTGGGTGTCGGACATGCGAATGGCAATCACATCCCAGTCCTGGCCGTCCATGCGCTCCTCGATCTCCACGTACCCGATGCCCAACCGGTTAAAAATCTGTTTAAACCCATACACGCTGCCCGCATCCCTGGCGTTGGCATAGGCGTATTTTACCCGCAGCCGGAACAAGGACTGCGGCTCATCGCTCAACCGGTCAATGGCCCGGCCCCAGGCAATCAGCTTGAGTACGGACTCATTGCATGTGTCCGGGTCCATTTGCTGAATCGGCCACATGGCCCAGTCCCGCAGTTTGCACCACCAGTTATAAGATGCAGTGGCAAGCTTTGCCGCCTGCCCCTTGTTCAGCCATACCGGCAGCGTAAATTCAGGCGGGTCCGTGGATACTGTCACGATACGGCCTCCATGGTGATTGTCAGCGAAGATAAAACAGGCAGATCAATGGACGCCGGCACAATATCATCCAGGTCAAAGGAGATGCTCATCAGGTTGGGCAATAAATTATGCAATTGCTGATCAAGCTTTGAAAAACTTAACCGGGTCAGGGGCAGAGTGCGGATGATCGTTTCCTCAGTGTATGCCTGGTTCTCCCGGAACACGTACCGGATAATATTTTCCACCCCGGTTTGAAGTTCGGACACGGCATCATCATCCAGGGTGCAGTCATAGTAGACCGTGGCCGTAAGATCATATTCAGTGGTGGGCATCACCATGCACTGCATGTCATCCCCATGGCCGTGGTGGCCCTGGGTTGAAATGTAATCATTGATGTCGTCAACAAATGCCTGGGCAGGCGTCCCGGAATCCACCATGATATAAGCATTGGCCGTACCTTCTCCCCTGGGTGCCCCATGCTCAAAGATGATATACTCGGTACTGATCCCGGCAAAACTGGAAATGTCCGCCCGGTAAGCTGCATCATGATGATACTGGCCCACGGCAGAAAACTGATTGCGGCAACGCAGCCGAAGTTCATCGTCGCTCTCTTCGTC